GCATTAGTATTAGTTAAATTAAATGTAGCGCTTTTGTATTGTATTGTCATGACATAAAGTAATTAAATATATCTTGCTCTTGTTTTAAGTCTTGTTGAAAAGCAAAGTTAAGTTGATTTTTTACAGTATCAATAGATTCCAATATTTGTCTTTGGTTTTCAGAACTATATTCTTCTTGAGGTTCAGGTATGTATACACTTATTTTAGCCATTATCTACGTCCATCTGGTTTTGCATCAAGTCTAAATGTACCATAACGCCAAGTTTCGCCTACAGCATCATTTTCTATTTTAAGAGAGACTAGTCTTCCTCTTGCTCTAGTGTCTATTTTATCAGTAGAAGAAGTAACTGTAAAGGGACCAAGAGGTGAGCTTGTGGCCGTGTTGTTTGGATAATCATTTATAAATAGTGTTACTTTTGAATTACCAGTTATTAATTGGTAGTCTGGTATAAATCTTTTTACAGACATAAAAAATTCACCATCTCCTCTATAATCAATAGAACCTTTATTACCTGTTATATCAAAATCCCCTGATTTTATAAATGAATTTATAGAAGTAGTTCCAGAACTGTTTACTTGGTCAGTTCCTTTTTCGTGTTCATAATACAAAGAAGCGCCCGATAAATTTGTAATCCCTTGTATGTTAAATACAGGAGTTGCTGTTAAATTATATTCTGTTGCGTAAGGTAAATCAAACACCCCTTGATCTGCATAAGTAGTTCTTGCAAGAGAACCAGTTGTCCAACAATTTTCACCATAGTTATATGAAACACATCTATCTATTTGGTTAGATCCGTTTTTAGGATAAAACCAAGTAACTTCGTTATATAAACTATTGTGTTCTGCATAAGTTACTCTTGCAGCGCTATAATTAATTCCTAAGTTGTCCCCTCCTGTTGTAAATACAAAATCCTCAACAAGACATGGTAGCATTTTAACTGTACCATCATACACAAAAAAACCGCCTTCACCTGACATCCAAAAAATTCTACCATTAGAATAACTTAAAGCGTTTTGTCCAATTAAACCACAGTTAGTACCTACTTGCCTTACACTAAATGTAAAAGGTGCTCCAACAAATTGTATGACATAAGCAGCATTGTCGGTAAGAACAAGAGTATAATCTTTACCTTGAACAGCTCCTCTAATTTCATTACCTGTATCTAATCTAAAAGTACCAGAAGTATTTGTTGCTGTTGGAGAATAGTCGTTTAGATTTTCTTGATCCGAGAATCTAATAAACATCGGATCTTGTGTTGAAAGAGTTCCAATAGTTGTTTCTGTTCCAAAATGGAACACATGTCTGTCTCTGTCAGACACTAAAGTAAATTTACTTGCTGTTGGATTAGCTGATGTAGAAAAACCAGATGTTGATGTTGAAGCTCTAATTGTTCTTGCATTAGTTGCTCCTGCATTCCATGTAAATGTTTTACCGTTGTGTATAGTTGCAATAAGAACTTCACCAAAATTATCCAAGGACCATTGACCTGCATCTAGTGTTACATTACTAGTTGTACTAGGCGTGTTCCAAGTACCTGCTCCCCATGTAGATGTTCCCCAACCATAGCCAGGTGTTTGTACTGCTGGACCAACTGTTACATAAGGATTAATTGTTGCAGCACCAGTAGCACTACTGGCTCCTGCAGAGTTTGTTGGCATTGTAATTTGAAAAGTATTTGTCTGTGAATTTAAAACTTCAAAAGTATTATCTTGAAAAGTTGCTACTGCATAACCAGAGTTTGTTGGAATAGTAACACTTGTAAAAGTTATATACTCTCCATTTGCTAAACCGTGATTAGATTTATTAACTGTAACTGTAGCTGATCCTGATGTTACTGTAAAAGTTGCTCCTGTTATGGCTGTATCTAAAGGAGTAATATCAAAAAAGTTTCCTCCATAGTATAAAAACAAACCTTTGTTTGTTCCAATAGCTGCGTATTTTTCTCCTGCTAAACTAGCAAAAGGATGTTGTGCTCTAGCTGCTCCAGGTAAAGTATTTGATGTAAGTTGTGTCCAACCACCTATTTTTTCAGGTAGTCCATATCTAAATCTTACAAAATCTCCGTCAGTCCATGAAGACTCGGCTCCTGACTCTGTAACTTGTTTATTAAAACCTGGTTTGAAATTAAGTTTTTGTAACATTTACACAATGTACTCCATTTTATTATAACTATAAAGTGTAAACTAAAATTGTTTAATTACCAATAAGGGCGTTTACTTCTTCTTCGGTTAGACCTAAATCTAATAGTTTTTGTTTACCAGATGTTTTTTTAGCTTCTTTTGCTGCTTGAGCATCTTTTATTTTTTGTTCTTGTTCTAATGCTTTAACTGTAGCAGCATCAAATGCCGTTTCTTCTTCAGCTGTCATTTTAACAAGTTTTCCATCTATGCAATTATATTTCATTATTTTAATCCCCAAACTGTTACATTTCCATGTGCAAGCCAAGTTGATGAAGAAGCAGAAAGTTCAATTGTATCAATTGTAGTTTCTTGCCTGTAAAATATTCTTCCGCTACCAACTCCGTTTTTATCAGTACTTGAATCCCCAGATTGACTATTAGAAAAAAAAGTATTGTAATTAATGCAAGGATATGATGCAGATGTACCTGTATCAATTTCTAATTGTACACTAGAACTACTATCTGCAGAAGTATTATTAGTAAGTCTTGTCGCAAGATCAGCAGGAAATCCATTTGTCAAATTTATTTTTTCTGTTGTAACAATTGCAATTCCAGGTCCTGGGCTTCTATACAAAAAACCTTGAAACATATATTTGGCATCTGTTTTTATTGAACCGCCAACTCCAACTTTAAGACTAAGACCTCGATCTGCACCAGCACATTGAAGACCTCCAACAGTAACAAAGAATTTCTTATATGCAGCAGGTAGTGTTATAGTAATTGCAGAAGAGGCAGAAATGTTTGTTGTTCCTAAGTTTACTAAACCTGCACTAATACCTGTCAATGCAGAACCATCGCCTTCAAAAGCTGTGGCTTTAACAGTTCCATCAACATCTAATTTTTCCGCTGGATCGTTTTTACCAATACCAATCTTATCTGTGCCAGCGTTTACAAAAAATGCATTAGCATCACCGTTTCCTTCAACTCTAAAATCTTGGTCAAGACTTCCGTCATTAAGAATTGTTTCTCCTGATTTAAATGTAGCTAACGAACTTAGTGTACCTGCATTCATAATATTGACGTCTAACTGACCATCTTCTGTACCATCTGATACATCGGTAGCTTTTGTTGTTAACGCAGAATATATTACATCTTGAGAGTTATCATTACGACCTTCAAATCTCATAGCTCCTAATAAATCATTATCAGCAGGTGAAGCAGAATTACGATAAAGGTTTAGATTAGGTCCAGCATTTGCATCAGCATCTGTTGACTCTAATTTTAAATTGTCTAAGTTACTAGCATTTGTAATTGTAAGAGCAGTTACCCCTGTATAAGCTCCTGTAATACGAGCATCGGGCACTGTTCCGCTAGTTAAGTTATCTGCATTTAAAGGACCTGAAACTGCTCCTGTAGAAGTTATAGTACCAGTAGTAGTTATGTTACCAGTAGCTGTAACACTACCTGTAGTTAAATTTCCTACTGAAGTCACACCTTCTAAAACATTAGTTCCATCCGAATATAATATTTTTTTACCTTTATCAGTTGAACTAAAAGTAACACCTGATCCCGAACTTGTTTTAAAAGTTACAGTATGTGCTCCTGTTGTAGCATTTTCTACAATATAAGTTTTTTCAATTGAATCTGGAATAACAACAGATCTGTTTGCTGTTATAGTTCCTGTTAGTTTTAATACTTGGTTTTTACCATTTGATAAAGTTCCATTAGTAAAAGATAAGGTTGCACCTGAAGTAATTCCAACTGCATCATATCCACCTATTGCTTGTTCTAAAATTTGTAAATTAGTATTAGTAATTTGACCCCATGTTCCAGAGTTATCTCCTGTTGCTTGAACAGTAAGTTTTAAACTAGTTGTTGTGGTATTAGCCATATTTTAAATTCCTAAATTAGCACATGATATTAAATTTGTTTGGCAGTGTCAATTTATTAAGACACTGGATAATAACCTGAAGTAGGTGCATTCCCTGTATTAACTTCAGTATAGATTTGTATTGCTCCCGTGTTAACTGGTGTGAATGTTTGTACAGGTCCTGTTGGAACTTGTGTCCATATAACAACATTTGCTGTTCCTAATGTTGCTGCAAAACCAATTCCAGTTAAATCAACTACAGCACTTCCAATAACAGTTGCGTTACCTTCTTGCATAGCAAGAGCTATACCAGTAACATTTACATTAGCATCGGCAGTGACCGTTGGAGTTCCTTCTTGCATAGCAAGAGGAATACCAGTCAATATAGGCGAACTATTATTATTGACTAATGATGAAAACGCACTTTGTGCGAAAGCGTTTATACCAAAAGCCATTGCTTAGACTCCTAGCTAGCTGTGTGTGCTTTGCCTGCAGTTATAGCTGAATTAGTGGCAGTCATATCTTCACTTCCCCAATCAGTTTTAGCAACCATAAGTTCCAGGTGTTCAACATTTCTGTCAACTGCACCTTGTCTTTCAACAGCTGATTCATCAGCCATTTTAGAACCATCAATGATACCATTAATTAATTCTACAGAATGACCCATAGCTGTAAAGTCTTGTGCTAATTGTTCAGCGTTTCTTACTTCACTCATAATGTTTTCTCCTTATTTTGTTGCACATGCAACAGTTTTAGTTTTATCTAATTTTTTAAAATTATCAATAATTAATTGAGGTTCTACCATATTATTTCTTGGATCGCTATCAACAAATTTAGACTCATCCCAGTCTTTTTTCATATGAAAATGCATGTTTTTATTATGAGAATAACCAAATTGTGTCCAACGTGTACTACCCCAAATAACAACTCCGTGAGTCTTGGTTGATGCTGAAAAATGTTGTAGACAACTATCTATACTAACGAATCCTTCAGATCCTTTTAACATTTCATGGATCTGGGCCCAATGTAAATCACATCTAATTGTGCCATTATAATGTGGCTCATTGGGTAAGACACAGTTAATAATAGTAGTGTCCTTATATTCTTCCCTCAACATATTAACTACTTGTTGAGCAAGATAAGGTTGGTAATTTCTATTTGGATTAATGTTTGTATATTGAACATTGTCTCCATAATTCCATTTAGGCTGACCACCTGAAAATTGAATCATAATGTATTTACCAATATTATTTTTACCTAACCATTTAGTAACAGATGCTTTGTGTTGTTCTGTATATAATTTAGGTGCCATAGATCTATTAAAATCTACACCGTGATGTTCACAGTAACTTTCAATAATATGTTGTTTACCAAATTGAAAATTTGATTTGTATGGCTCGCAATAAAATATATTATCAGAATCCATAATTCTTGGATCTTGTAGTGGTAATGTAGATTCTAAAGCTAGTTTAACATCTGGGTTACCAGCAAAACAATCTATGTAAGGGGTGTATATTTGCACCTCTGACTTCTTTTTTAATTTAGGTAGTAAAGCAGTAAACGCTGTACATTTACCGACGCCACCTTCTACGACGTACGTATTTAACATTTTATCCTCTTTCGTTTGTTGTTATTTATTTTCTAAATCTTTTATTCTTTTTGTCAATTCTTTTATTGCATTTACTAATACAGGAACTAAATGTGAGTCAGTCATTTTTAATAATTCTGGTTGTTCATTATCAATAATAACATTATCTTCACCTTCAAGTTCAAGTATATCCTGTGCTTTAAAGCCATATTTTTTAAGACCACTTGGAGTATCATCTTCTCTTGATTTTTTAAATTGAAATGAAACAGGATTTAATTTGTTTACAAAATCTAATCCATGAGGAACTGTTCCAAAATTAGTTTTATCTCTTAAATCTGATGTTACTGTAAAAGCAACTTTAATATAAGCATTAGTAATACTATTATTACCTAAAACAATTCTATTATCTTGACTGGTTACTTGAAAAGGAGAAGCTGAACGACCTGAATTAAAACCAATCAAAATATTGTTATCTCCTGTAGTAAGGTCAAGACCAGATTGCGCACCTAATGCAGCATTTTCCTTACCTGTAGTATTTGTTACAAGTGAGTATCTACCAACAGCTGCGTTGTCTGTAGCTGTAGTGTGAGCGCTTAAAGCTAAAGCACCAACAGCAGTATTTTGAGCTCCTGTAGTATTAGCATCTAATGCTTGTGCACCAACTGCTACATTTTCTACACCTGTTGTGTTAGCACATAGAGCTTCTTTTCCAACTGCTGTGTTATTAGCACCTGATACGTTTAAACGTAAGGCTCTATAACCAACTCCTGTATTAAAATCTGCTGCAGCATTATTTTGTGTACAT